ACCCCATTTAAAGAGAAGTACCAAGATGTACTTGCGGGTATGACAGCAACTATTAACATTGCAGTGCCAACACCACTTAATGAATGTATTGCACCGTTTGATAACTGGGTATTAGATACTAGTCTTCCTATTATTACCAATGATGTACAAGATTATAGTTCTAACTCATTTGGCTCGAGAAGAGTCGTTGCCAACTTTAATATACCTACAGGACCTACAAGATATAGAATAGATCTTGATTTAGACTTTACAGTAAACTACGACTTAGCACCGGATCCCGCACCGTGGAATGTACCGGTAATTACAGTACAACAAGACGGCGGAGAAACACCTGTAGTTATTAGAACCTTTGAATTTAACGGTGAGATTAGAACCTTACAGAATGTTAGAGAATCCTTTGAGGTTACCCTATCAGATTCAGATGGTAATAATGATTTACTAATTGCGTATGGTTGGAGTACATTACAAGATCTACCAGGTATTGTACCAGCTACAAGTGCCATTGCACAATCAGGTGCAGTACAAGGAGTAGCAGGTAGTGTTAAAATATACACACTAGCACCATAATGACAGTAGACGATTTCATAGCAGACCTTAGTGCACTCGGAGAAGAACTCTCAGACCCGCAAGAGATACTTACAGAGATAGGTACAGGGATTACTGAAGAGATGAAGCGGTTGGCGCCAGTAGACACCGGAGCCTTACGTAACTCTATCGGCTATATTATCAATGGCAATCAGATTACATTTGATATGCTATTCTATGGTATGTTCCAGAACTACGGAGTAAGTGGTACTGAAGACGCAAGAGGTCTACCAGTTCCATTTGGTGTATTACCTCCTAGTGTAGGGAACACATACGCATTTAAGAAGAGACGCTTCGGCTTACGCAACCAGACCTTCTTTAACTTTGACACAATAACAGACACTATAGCTGCAGGCTTAGGTGAACAAATAACAGAATTTTAATTATGGCAGTATCAACAGAACAAACACCGTATAGACCATTTGACATGGCGTATGGCGCTAACGTAATAACACTGAATGGTATTACACCTTCACAACAGAAGTACGCACTACGTGTCTTTGTATTAGGTAACACAGTGCCTATTGCAGATATTAGACAATCGCCTAATAGATATGGCCGTGCTATCTTTGATATCCAGAATATCTTACAGACACAGGTACAACCTACTAAGAATAATGTAGATGGGTTACACTACTCTACTGGCTTTGCACAGCAGAACACAAGAATGCAGATTGCCAATGGAGAACTAATACAATACCAAATAGCATTTACAACAGAGACTAACGGTAGCCTAGATGCACCATTCGATCAGTCCTCTATTATCTACACAACACTCGGAGGTAGTAAAGAGTATTGGCAAGTACCCTATGATGAAGGCGCAGAGTTTATCCCGATCATCGATGCAGATGTAAGTGGTTGTACAGATATTAACTTCTTTGCTAGACCACTATCAGATAACACCTTTACCATTGCAGACACAGAGACTGGAGATAACCTACTTACAGTCAATGGTGGTTACCCATCACCTGGTGGTATCGATGTGCATAACGTATATGCAGGAGATCAGTGTACTAAATCGTTTTGGCAAACTCCATCAAGAGTAGCAGGTCCCTATCCAGCTAACGTAGCAGCACAGGGTATAGAAGCATTCACAATCTTACAGTGTAATGCGGCTGGTAACATTACTACTACAACTACTCTACCTAATACACAATCAAGCGGCGGTGGTCCTAACGTCTCACCAGGTCAAGGCTTAATACCAACAGGTAACTTTAATGTAATCACTCTAGCAACAGGACCTGCTAACTTTCCAGTAGGTACATTACTATCAACAACTACACACTACTATATAGTGCCAGTACTCTATAGTCCAGTAGCCTGTTCGCCAGACGGTCAACAACAACTAAACATAATGAATGAAGCAGCATGGAGAATACAGAGATACAATGTATTACAGGCACCGTGTAATGACTACGATCATATCCAGTTTGCTTGGATGAACTCAGAAGGTTTCAGAGATCAATTTACATTTACTAAGAGAAATGAAAAGAAGATAAATACTACACGTAATAATTTCCTTAAAGAGGCAGC